TTATCAATATATACGGATCAGAGGATGAAAAATTAATACTTAATACTAATAATGGTCCGTATCCAATCGTAGCAACCGAATCTCCGACATATAATCCATATACTTGGATAAATAATTCAGAATATCCGGCAACTATTTCGACTATTGAAAATATAACGGATTCTGCTAATTTATCTAATATGACGATACATTTTATTAATGCTAATACACCAGCAACATTAAATGTAACTGATAAAGTTTTATGGTATGCTAATGTAATTCCTCATATAACTACACCAAATAATTTTATTTATAAAATTACAACTGAAGATGGACAAGAAAGAACAATTATTTTAGGTGTTTATGGTGGAAATGTTGGTGGAAATCCACCAAATCCAGGTGATCCTACCGATGGAGTAGATGATTCTGCTTTATATAATGAAACAATTAACACCACACCAGATTTAATTATTGCCAATGGTCAATCATTTATTATTAATATTGCTAATGGAAAACCAAGAACAGCATTTACTTATTCTGGACCAGATTTGAATGGTACTGCAACTTTGGATGCAAATGGTAGATATTCGTTAGTAAATTCAGATGGTATAACTTCTAATGGCTATTATACCTACATATTTACGTTTGATGGTACCGATAGAACAAGAACAATAACCAAGGCTATATTTACCTAAATAGAAGTATGGCAACAGCAACAGTAACAAAAATTGTACGCGAATTTACTGATTTGGATTTAAATTTTATAATCCATCCAGTAAAACGCGATTTAAATTTGGCTAAAAATGAACGAGCAATAATTAATGCCGTTAAAAATATTGTTTTAACAAATCATTATGAAAAACCATTTTATCCGGATTATGGATCAAATGTTCGTCGATTATTATTTGAAAATGTTGATATTGCAACTACTGCTGCATTAGAAAATGAAATAAAACAATGCTTGAAAAATTTTGAACCTAGAATACAAATAATTTCTGTTTTAGTTACACCAAATTTAGATGAAAATGCGTTTGACGTTAGAATGCAATTTTATATAACAAACATTTCAGAACCAATAACAATTAATTTTGTTTTGCAGAGATTACGATAAATGTCGTCCAATCGAATTAATATTACAGATTTAGATTTTGATTCAATAAAAACGAATCTAAAACAATTTTTACGTAGTCAGAGTACATTTTCTGACTACAATTTTGAAGGATCTTCATTAAATATTTTATTAGATATTTTAGCATATAATACTCATTATAATGCATATTATATGAATATGGTAGCTAATGAAGCCTTTTTAGATTCTGCTATATTAAGAAATTCTGTCGTTTCTCATGCAAAATCTATAGGGTATACACCAATATCTAATAGAGCGGCTAGAGCTTTAATAGATTTAAAATTTATTGTCGCGGATTCCAATCCTATAGAAACATTAACTCTTAATCGAGGAACATCATTTAGAAGTAATTTAATAGTAAATAAATCATTTAAATTTGTTAATGTAGAAAATGTTACTGTTGATAGGGTTAATAATTCATTTACTTTTTTAGATTTAGAAATATGCCAAGGAAATATTGTAAATTATGTTTATACTTATAATTCTGATACTAACCCAAAATGTATTTTTGAAATACCCGATAAAAATGTAGATACTACAACATTAAAAGTTACTGTACAAGAATCTTATAGTAATGTGTATACAGAAACATATACTTTTGCATCTGATGTATTAAATGTCGAACAAGATTCATTGGTTTATTTTTTACAAGAAGGTCAAGATGGTAATTTTGAAATTTATTTTGGTAATGGTTCTGTAGGTAAATCTTTAAAAGATGGTTCTGTTATTTCATTAAATTATTTAGTGTCTGATGGTTCAATAGGTAATGACATTAATAGCTTTAGTCTTTCATCATCTATAGGGTTACCTTATTATACTATTACAAATGTTCGTGCATCTAGTGGTGGCGAAAATAAAGAATTAGTAGATACAATTAAATTAAATGCTATTATGCAGTATTCTACTCAAAATAGATTAGTTACTATTAATGATTACAAATATTATTTATTAAGAAATTATCCTTTTATTGATTCAATTTCAGTTTGGGGTGGAGAAGAACAAACCCCTAAATTATATGGGAAAGTTTTTGTGTCTATGAAACCTAAAGATGATTATTATATTGCTGAAGGTGAAAAAACTCGTATTATCAATGAAATAATAAAGCCTAAATGTGTTTTAACAACTGATGTTAAAATTATTGATCCTGTATATCTGTATTTAAAAATACATAATAATATTAAATACAATAAAGTAAAAACATCATTAAAAAAAGAACAATTAAATGCATTGGCTATTGCGGCCACACATAATTATAGCAAAAATAATTTAAATAAATTTGATTCTATTTTTATTACTTCAAAATTACAAGAATATTTAACTAATATTGATGTTAATGCTATTATTGGTACACATTCTATTGTCAGAGTAGAAAAAAGAATTGTTCCAGAATTAAATGTGAATAAAACTTATGAAGTGGATTTTTCTATTCCGTTATATAGAGGAACCATTTTAAATAGATTAACCTCATCTGAGTTTACTGTTGCTGATAACTTAGGAATAATTAGAAATGCTATTATAGAAGAAGTACCAGAATCTTATACTGGTATATCTTCTATTTTAATTGTTGAATCTGGATATAATTATACTTCTACTCCTACTATTACAATATCAGGTGATGGATATGGTGCAACGGCTGTTGCAAAAATTGTGAATAGAAAATTAGAAAGTATACAAATGACAAATCGAGGTATTAATTACACTAAAGCCATAGTAACAATATCTGGTGGGGGTGGTTCTGGCGCAACTGCTATTGCAAGATTAGATGCTAGTGTTGGAACTTTACGTACCGTTTATTTTAATGAAAATGCAGAACGACAAATAATTAATAGTAATATAGGAAACATCAATTATAATACAGGAAAAGTTATTATTAATAATTTACGTATTCAATCGGTAAATACATCAGATAATATTTTACGATTGGAAATTAGAACTCAAGATTCTATACTTTCTTCGGTGAGAAATACTATATTAACAATAGATACCAATGATCCTTCTTCTGTTATAAATGAGTTTAGTAACTAAATGGATCAAAAAACCTCAGTTTTAATTTTACGACAAGTTCCTGAATTTGTTCGAGAAGAATATCCCTTATTCATTGATTTTCTGGAAGCATATTATGAATTTCTTGAACAAAAACAAAATTATCAATTAAATGATCTATTAATACAACGTCAAAGATTATTAAATATTTTTGATGTTGATCAATCTATTGATGAATTTACAATACAATTTTTTAATACCTTTGCCAATTTTTTTCCATTAGATGTTTCAGTAAAAAAAGAATTTTTAATTAAAAATGTTTTGCCATTATATAAAGCAAAAAGTTCTGAAAAATCATTTAAATTATTATTTAAAATGCTTTATGGAGTTGATATTGATATACAATACCCAAAAAATAATATATTAATAGCATCGGATGGAAAATGGAAGATTGAAAATTCCATTAAAATTTCATTAGATATATCTTCTAATTATGTTGGTGATGGTGAAACCACTGAATTTATTATTTTAAAATGTCAATGTCCAATTTTAGATGTTCCTACTTATAGACAACTGGTTGTATATGTTGATGGTGTTTTACAAACAGAAGGAACCGATTTTTATATTTTAAAAGAATATTATAAAATAGTTTTTAATACTGCGATTGCTGATGGATCATTCATAGAAATTTTTTATGAGAATGTAGATCAAACATTATTTGTTAATAGAAAATTGATTGGAACAAATTCTGGTGCATCTGTTATTGCAGAAAGAATTATTGCTAGAATTTTTAATAACAAATTAATTTATGAAATTTTTGTAGATCCAAAAACTTTAGTTGGTGAATTTATTGCAGGGGAAAATATAACTACTCAAGTTTTTGTGAATGATACCTTAGTTGATGTTATATGCAGAACAATTTCTGAATTAAAATCTATTAATATTGTTAATGGTGGATCTGGTTATGCTTTAACTGATCCTATAACTATAACCGCATTAAATTCGGAAATTGCACCAACCGCCTATATTTCAAAAATTTCTACTGGATTAATTGATTATATATTACCTATTAATGGTGGTGCAGGATTTCAAACAAATAGAAAAATTTATGTTAATAATACTGGATTACCATTAGTTGATATTGATATTAATACAATAACAATGAATCCAGATTATCCTATATTTTCTCCTAATACTTTTATTGTTTCTTCTGATATTATTTCAGACATAGATCCGGCTAATACAACTATAGATACTGAAGATTATGGTTTTTCTGGTTATTCTGCTAATGCTAATGTTAATACTGTAATATATCAAACCTTTTCTAATACTGTTTTTACTGGTTTGGGTATAATTTCTGGTATTACATTGAATTATGTAAATTTAGATATCATAGAAGATCCAACATTTGATGCAGAACCAGCAAAAGTTATTGTAGCAAATGTTGGTTATACATCATCAAATACAGAAATTTCAATTAAAGATTTTGGATCATTAGGTAAATTAGAAATTGCTAATGCTGGTATTAATTATGTAGTTGGAGATGAAATATATTTTATCAATGCCGATAAAAGTTGGGGGTTAGGAGCATTTGCCGAAATAACCCAAGTTTCGGCAAATGGAGAAATAGAAAAAATAGAATTTGTTCCGGCAAAAATAACTGGAACTGCTAATGTAGCATCTAATACTGTTATTACAGTGGAAGGAAATTCTACTTTATTTAATGTTGAATTATCTGTTGGTAATGAAATACGAATTAATGGTGAAAATAAAACGGTTGTTGAAATAACGTCTAATACATCTTTAAATGTAAATTCAACCTTTGCATCAGCATTTACCGAAAAACCAATTAGACTTTTTGGTAAATATTTATTGGGTGGACAAGGATATGAACAAACGGCATTACCAACCGCAAATATAATTTCTTCTACAGGAGAATCTGGAGAAATTTTAGTAACAGCAATTTTAGGTGATGGTGACGAATATACATATGAAACATCTAATGCTGTTTTTGGACAAATTCAAAAAATTACTATATCTAACCATGGAAAATCTATAACATCTATACCAATTATTAGTGTTTCAGGTGGAAATGAAGATGCTATATTAGAACCAATATTGACATCCTCGTATGAAATTTATCCTGGAAAATGGATAAATTCTGATGGTATTATTTCTTCTTCTGCTATTAGATTACAAGATAAAGATTATTATCATAAATATTCATATGTTATATCTTCTATAATTGAATTCTCTAAATATAAAGATATAGTAAAAAATCTGTTACATCCATCCGGAATGCGGATTTATGGAAAATATAATAAAACAGAAGAAATATACGCAAATAATTTAGATATTGAAACTTCTATTGAAATAATTTAAAAATGGCCAATTACATACTCTCTAAAAATTTACGCTTTAACACAGCAGAACAATTTAAAGAATCTTTTTATGAATCTTTAGATACTACTGTTGGTTATGTTTTTATTGGTAATCATATTCCATATGCTAATTCTGATACGGAAGTAACAGAAATCATTGATTCTAATTATCAACACAAATTATGTTGGGATAATATGATTGCAGGCAAAAAAATTACTGGTAATGATTTAGAATTGGTAATACCAAGAAGAAATTGGGAAACTGGTGTAATATATACTCAATATGATGATATGATCGAATTAGATTCTTTATTAAGTGCTAATGCAAATTCTTTATATGTTGTAGCAAATAATAATGTATATAAATGTTTATCTAATAATTATTCTAGTATTTCTACAATAGAACCATTTGGTGAAGGCACGAATGGAACACTTATAACCGCCGATTCTTACATATGGAAATATATGTATAAAATTCCGACTGAAAATGTTTTTTCTACAAATAATTGGATTCCTGTTCCTATTTCTGTTAATAAATCAGAATATTCTGCCAATACAAACAATGCAATCCCAGGTGAAATTACTACCATTATAGTAGATACTGGAGGAACTGGTTATTATAATAATAATATTAATGTAGCTAGTTTTTCTTCTGCATGTACTGTTTTAACATATGATTTTATTTCTTCGTTGGGTAGTGTATTATCTCGTAATATGGGAATTTCTGGTACGGGAATTGAAAGTGGAACATATATTACTAATATTGATGCCTTTTATCGTCGTATTACGTTATCTACTCCAACAATAACATCTGGTGGAGGAACTGGAAATTCGTTATTTGTATTTGCACGATCTTTGATTCTTGGCGATGGAACAGATGCTATAGCAAATACTTTTGTTTCCAATGGACAAATTGAAAAAATAACACTAACTAATTTTGGTAAAAATTACAATTATGCTAATGTTGTGATTTATGGTACTGGATCTGGTGCATTTGCTAGAGCAATTATATCTCCGTATTTTGGGCATGGGTATAATTCTGCAAAAGATCTCAGTGCTCATAATGTAATGATAAACATGAATTTTAATTCTGATGAATCGGGTGTTATTTCTACTGCAACTACTTATAGACAATATGGATTTTTACGCAATCCATATAAATATAATGAATCTATTCCAGTTGATTATTCTAATGCATCAATTGTAATTTCTCAAACAATGGATATCACATTAATAGAATCTACTGCATATCAAGAAAATGAATTTGTATATCAAGGAACTTCGTTAAATCCAATATTTAGTGGTATTGTAAATACAATAGAAGCAAACAATACTATTAAATTAACGAATATAAAAGGAACTCCTGTTATTGGTACTGTATTAAAAGGTTCAACTGAAGAAACCTCTTCTGGAAGAACAGTATTTGATATAGTATACCCGGAATTTACTCCATATACCGGGGATATTCTATATGTAAAAAATGTATTACCAATACAAAGAATAGAAGATCAAATTGAAAACATTAAATTTATTGTAAAATTTTAGGTTAAATAAATGGCACTTTTTACTAATTTAAACACATCACCATATTATGATGATTATTCGCATGATAAAAAATATTTGAAGCTATTATTTAAACCTGGATATGCTGTGCAAGCCAGAGAACTTACTCAAATTCAAAGTTCTTTACAAAACCAAAT